GGGCATTCCGCTTGGAATACTGCTTGTACTCTATTGCAGTCAGAGCGTCTTGATGCAATTGTAGTTATTTCAGTAGATAACGGGCTTTCAGAAGAATACCTGCATGTATTTGGCGAGCATGAATTAAGTAAATTAGCTGAGGAAGAAGATAACCCAGAGATTACTAAATTTCACTTAGGAGAAGCATGCAATATATCAGTATTTGAAAGTAAAGCATGTAATCGCAATACAAACAATGAGATATTAGCAGTAATTAAAGATGTACATATAGCAGCGGAACACCATGTGTCCCCATTAGGTATCTCATGTGAAGGCGTTGGATATGAAAAAGTAATGACTAGAGTTAATACGGATAATATTGATTTTATAAAAACTCACAGTACTTTTTCAAAGGATAATGATATAGAGAGCAAGCTAATTAAAGATATATTTGGAGATATTAGAACAGTTAACTATAAATTACGCATTGGTCATACTATGGGAGCATCGACTGCTGTAGAAACAGCCTTAGCAGTACAGGAAGAATCGGGTACATTTCTTAGTTTAGGGGCAGGAATGGGTAATGTGTATTCCTCTGCAGTTGTGGAGATATTATGATATTTACACATGCTAGTATGATACAAGAAGGAGAATCCGCTTTATTTTATAGATTTAACCGCCCTTTAAATGGTTATATGATAGCAGGAGTATTTATTGCTCCTAATCTGACAGCTAAATTAAATTTTGTTAAGGTATGGAAATACTTCGTATCTGAAATAGTACAAGCAGATGATATATACGCTTCTATTCCTTTAGGAGTAACAAGTTCTATGTTTGAGAACTATATGAATTATCATGATACAATAAATGGCTTTAAGATATATAAGGTTGATAAATTTCTTAAAAAGCAATACAGTAGCTACGATAAACATAAAGAACAAGCTGGGAGCACCACATGAGTCATGAAGACGACCCTAATTTAGATACAATTGAAACGGACGCTTCTACTTTAGTTCCTGACTGGAAAAATCCACCTAGTCTTGCTGAACTTAAAGCAGATTTTGAGTCAGCTCAAGTAGCGCATGATGTTCATGTTCAAGAAGTAGATAATTGGCTTAGAGTTCTTAATGGAGAACAAACCATTAATAATAAAAAAGGCCGATCTAAGCTAGTTCCTAAATTAGCTAGAAGACAAGCAGAATGGAGATATGCTGCTTTATCAGAACCGTTTCTTTCTACAGACGATTTATTTAATACTTCACCACAAACATATGAAGATAAAGAATACGCAGTACAAAATGGTATGTTACTTAATTACCAGCTTAACTGTCGTATGGATAAAGTTAATTTTATAGATGAATACGTTAGAACAGCTGTAGACGAAGGTACTGCAATAGTACGTGTTGGTTGGGAGTTTGAAGAAGATAAGCGTAAAGTCTGGGAAGACGTTATGGAACTCCAACCAGTAATGGACCCTAATACTGGTCAACCAGTTGTAGATCCTAATACAGGACAACCTGCAATGCAGGAAGTAAAGATTGGACAGAAATCTAAAATAAAGACTGTTACTGTTAAAAATCAGCCTGTTTTAACAGTTTGTGACTACAATAATATAATTTTAGATCCTACTTGTGAAGGTGATATAGAAAAAGCTAATTTTGCTGTATACAGTTTTGAAACATCACTATCTGAACTTAAGAAAGACGGACGATACAAAAATTTAGATGATATCAATTTTGAAAGTGCTTCAGTATTAGCTGAACCTGATCATGCAATTAATACAGACGATAGTTCTTTTACTTTTAAAGATAAGGCTCGTAAGAAAGTTATTGCTAGAGAATACTGGGGATATTGGGATATAGATGATACTGGAGAGGTTAAACCTTTTGTAGCTACATGGGTAGGCAGTACATTTATTAGAATGGAAGAGAATCCTTACCCGGATAAGAAAATTCCTTTTGTATTAGTTCAGTATCTTCCTCGCCGTAAAAATATTTATGGAGAACCTGATGCATCTCTTATTGAAGATAATCAAAAGATTGTAGGAGCTGTAACTAGAGGAATTATAGATATTATAGGGCGTAGTGCTAATGGACAACAAGGAGTTAGAAAAGATGCTTTAGATGTTACTAATGCTCGTAAATTTGAACGAGGTGATGACTATAAATTTAATGCTAACGTAGACCCGAGGCAAGCGTTTCATATGGAAGTATATCCAGAGATTCCTAGATCTGCATTAGAAGTTCTTAATATGCAAAATGACGATGCTGAAGCTTTAACTGGTGTTAAAGCATTTACTCACGGGATATCTGGGCAAGCATTAGGAGCTACGGCTACTGGTATTAGATCAGCACTTGATGCTACATCTAAACGAGAATTAGGAATTCTACGTAGACTTTCTAATGGCTTAAATCAAATTGGTCGTAAAGTTATCTCAATGAATGCAGAATTTTTAGAAGACGAGGAAATTATTAGAATTACTAATGAAGAATTTGTAGCTGTTAATCGTAATGATTTAGGAGGGAAATATGATATCAAGCTTAATATTTCTACTGCTGAAGCTGATGAACAAAAGGGTAGTGAACTAGCATTTATGTTACAAACTATGGGTAATACTATGCCGCCTGAAATGAGTCAGATGATATTAGCCGATATCGCCAAATTACGTAAGATGCCTGACCTGGCTAAACGTATTGAAGAATATCAACCACAACCTGATCCACTCGTTCAACAAAAAGCTCAATTAGACCTTGCATTATTACAAGCACAAATTGCTAATGAAACTGCTAAGGGCCGAGAGAATGAAGTGGATGTGCAACTTAAAACTGCGAAAACTCAAACAGAGCAAGCTAAGGCTAGAGGGATGCATAGTTCTTCTGATCTTAGTGATCTTGATTTTGTTGAGAAAGAATCCGGAGTCGGAGTTGCCCAAAAAGAAGCAGAGTCTGATCGTAAGCATGTCCAGAATATGGAAGCTAAAGAACACGATAGGCTATCTAAACTAGATCAAGATGCTTTAACTTCATTATCTAAATAAAGGACTTTTATGACAGATTTAGAACAAGTTGAAATCCAAATTGACATGGCTCAAAAATTAAGAAAAATGAGAGATAATTGTGTTAAATTAACAGCTAGTGAACCATGGAAAGATATTATCGGTGAGGGATATTTTAAAGAAGAGGCGGCTAGGTTAGTTATGGCTAAAAGTTCTCATCTTACCCCTGAACAAATGCAGTTAATTGATCACATGCAATATGGTATTGGAGCTTTAGCTAATTATATTGAATCAGTCATGAGACGCGGAGCTGAAATGGATCAAGCTATAGGTGAACATGAAGAAACTCGAGAAGAAATTTTAGCTGAGGAGATTGCAGTATGACTCAAACTTCCTTAGGCTTATCTGACGCAGAATTTTTAGAAAAAGATCCTGCTGAGCTTTTAGCTGAAATAGATGAAAAGCCAGCTGATCAAGAAATTGAATCATCAGATAAAACTGATGAGGATAAGGTTGCTACCTCTAAAGAAGAGGTAAGTGAAGCACAGGAGCAAACTGAAGAAGAAACTGTTAAAGAAGAAGTAAGCCAACCAGAAGGGGATACCCAGACGGAGCCTGAACCTTCCACTGATAGTGATGCTACAGAATCTCTTGATACTAGTAAGAAAGACTCGACTGAAACAAAGGGGGATACTCCGGAAACTACAGAGTTTGATTACGAAAGTGCTTATAAAAAGGTGTCTGAACCTTTCAAGGCCAATGGCGTAGATATTAAGGTTGATGACCCAGAAGACATTGTGCGTCTTATGCAAATGGGCGCTAATTATCAGAAAAAGATGTCGCAGTTAAAGCCTCATCTAAAGATAATTAAAATGTTAGAAAACAACGATCTGTTAAAACCAGAACAGTTGAATAATCTAATAGATGTCTTTAAGAAAGACCCGAAAGCTATAGCTAAGCTTGTTAAAGAAAGTACCTTAGATCCCTTGGATATTGACAAAGACGCGCCTTCAGATTATGAACCTAATGATTACTCTGTTTCGGATGGAGAAATCGAATTAGATCAAGTTCTTGAAGATATCAAAGACACTGATACGTTTAATAGGACTATTAATGTTTTAACTAAATCTTGGGATACTGCAAGTAAACAAACAATTTCTGAGCATCCTGAAATTATTAGAATTATTAATAGTCATATGGCTAATGGAGTCTTTGACAAAGTTGATGCGGTACTACAACGAGATAAAGCCTTAGGCAAAACAGAAGGTTTACCTGATGTAGAAGCGTATAAACAAATCGCTGATTATATGTTTAAAAATGGCGAACTTCACACAAAGAGTCCTGAAGACAAGTCTAAAGTATCAAGTAAGATGACAGAAGTACAAGAACAAGCGAATGCTGATCGTAATAAAAAACGAAAAGCAGTAGCTCCGGTCAAGCAGACTACTACAAAAAAAGCTGCACCTGATGGTGATTTTTTAGGTCTATCAGATGAAGATTTTATGAAGAAGTACGCTGTCCGGTAATTAATCACTATATAAATAGGAGCCTAGTTGAAAAATGGCTGGCGAAACTTTATATAATACTCCTGCGCAGGGTACCCCTACTGGAACTGCTTCCAGTATAGGTTCCCAAGCGGTAATGGATTATTATTTCAAGAAAGCTCTTATTGCTGTTCGGGATCACCAGTATTTCATGCCTTTGGCTGATGTACGAGCGATGCCTAAGCATATGGGCAAGAAGATTAAGCAGGATGTCTACGTTCCTTTGATTGATGTAGCAAATACAGGTACTCAGGGACTAGATGAAGATGGATTGTATCTCCAAGCTACACCAGATACCTGGACTGGCTGGGATTCAAGTGGTGATGTAGTATTAGCTACTTATGCAAATGAAGCTGCTGCTATAGCAGGTTCCGGTGTAGTAGACGTTGCACGAAATGACCAAAATTTTTATGGTTCATATAAAGATATTGGTGCCATTAAAAAGAAGATTCCAACTCTCCGTGAGAACGGCGGTCGTGTTAACCGAGTAGGTTTCACGCGTACTCAAGTTGAAGGTGAACTTCTTAAACGTGGTTTTTTTACTGAGTATACTCAAGAATCAATGGACTTCGATTCTGATGCAGATTTGTTGTCTCATATTGTTGAGGAAGCTCTTGTTGGTGCCAACGAATTGACTGAAGCTGAGCTTCAGAATGATTTAATTACTACCGCAACTTCTAGCGGTACTGCTTACTATTGTTCTGGTACTCCAGCAGTTACCGTTGGTGGTACTTTAGAAGTTGATGAAGTTGTCGACTACGCAGATTTAATGAATCTTTCTATTGCTTTGGATGATAATAAAACTCCTAAGCAAACAAAGATTATTAGTGGTTCTCGTATGATTGATACTAAAACCATTAATGGTGGTCGAGTTATGTTTATAGGAACTGATTTAATTCCTGTAGTACGTAAAATGAAAGGAATTGATACTAGTTCTGCTGTAGGTTCCGGCTTTGTTGGCGTAGAAAAGTATGCTGATGCTGGTACTGTTATGCACGGTGAAATTGGTTCTGTTGATCAATTTCGTATCGTTGTAGTTCCAGAAATGCAGTATGACCGTTTAGGCGGATCTAAGGCAGACGATGACGGTACTGGTAAAGATGGTGTCGATATTTATCCAATGTTAGTTGTTGGAGATGGCGCATTTACTACTATCGGTTTTCAGACTGATGGAAAGAGTGTTAAATTTACCGTTAATCATAAGAAGCCTGGTAAAGAAATTGCTTCTTTGGATGATCCATATGGTGAGGTAGGGTTCTACTCCATCAAAT